TTTGATAAATCCACGTTCTGAAGCTTTCTTAATTGCCTCCAGGAGTTTATCGAGTCCATCAATCGCCTCAATGTAGGCTTGCCGGATCTCTTTACCTTTCTTCTTGGCAGCCAAGGATGAAAGAAGTTTGTCATAAGAATGTCCGATTTTTTCATCACCCGCACCATACAGGAAAGCGTACGTTACGGTCTTGACGAGCTTACGTGTAATTCCTATCTTGTCTGCATTTACTTGGTGGATGTCTCCGTTGAGTAGGATGTCCGCGTACCTGCCTCCATCATATCTGGCAAGAAAATGGCTGAGCATCCTAAGCTCAATCCCAGCAAGATCAGCACCGACCATAACTTGACCGGGACTGGGTTGGAAAAGTTCTCTAAACCTTGAATCGCTTGGGACTTGTGCGAGATTTGGGTGACGGTGTGCACATCTAAACGTTGACGTTGCGACTGAGCAGTGGTGATGTATCCTCTGTTCATTCGTAACAAGCTTCAGCCAAGCGTTCGTGCCTTGCGAGAGGAGACCAAGCATTTTGGTTACCGTCAAACATCTCAGCAACATTGTAGAAATCTCTGATCCTATCTCTTTCAGAATAGGCTCGTCGATAATAGGCTTCCCAGTGGCAGTCAGCTGGCTTGGTTTCCATCCATAGAAGGTCGTAAGAATCCATGCGATATGATCTCTCGATGTAGGGTTAAATTCTTTTAGTCGTGTGAATGTTGCGCCAAGTACATAGCCTTGTGTTTTGTTATTTCTTTTAGGAGTTTTCTCCTCGCCTTTGACGAAAGGGTGCCTTTTTCGTAATACTTCATGAGTCTCTTCCAGTTCTTTTTGGAGAGCCTGTGTAAGCTGCCATGCAGCTCTCTCATCAAAATACCATCCATGTTCTTCCTGTCGTTGTAGAATAAAGGCTGCTTCTTGTTCTAGCGCAACCCAGCTAGGTATGGGCGGAAGTGCTCGCATAGTTTGGTGGTAACTTTAACATCTTGTACGCAGTAGTCCTGCATTTCTTTTGACCAGTTCTTCCAGTCACTTGACTTACCGAACTCACCTTTGTTCTCACCAAGACGATACCCATAAGCCTCCAGGCTGTGTGATCCGTACAACTTCAAAGGCATACCCTCCCAAGTCTTCTTCTTGTCCAGATCCATTAGGTCCGGGTGATAAAGACGGCTAAGCAGAAGAGTATCCAGGCAATCACCAACACGTCTAAACCATGGATAAAGTTTATTGATGACGCTAAGATCATAATTAATAATGTTATGACCAGCAATGAGATCTGCATCTTCAAGGAATTGGACACCGCGAACAATCGGGTCCGCCGCGGGTTCGTTAGTAGCTCTGTCAAACGCCTCATCATTGAAGACCATCGTCTCTTCAGTGTCTGTATCGTGGATAACAAGACAGTGGATTTGGGTAACATCACGTAGAAGACCGTCCGTTTCAATGTCAAAGATTAACATCGTTCCAATGGCGTACAACGCCTGCACAAATGAACATGTTTGTAATTAATACAAGACCATCAATAAGGATTAGTTTAGCGACCATTCCAGCGGTAGGTCTTGTCTTTGAATTGTGCTTTTTCAATCATCTCTGGTGTAGGTGAGTTAGGACGCTTCAACTTAGCGAGATAATCAAATGCTCTATTCCAAGCATGTTGATACTCCTCAAAAGTCTGTGGTGGCGTCGAAGTCTGGTTCTGCTTGAGTTTCATTGAATTTACAAGTGGATAGGTCATAACTTAGTCGGCAAGAAACGCCTGTTTCGCCAGAGTAGCGATTTTTGAGGACTCTAACAGTTGTATCAGAGTGTTTAGATCCACCCTGCTGATCTCTTTCGAGTCCAATAACTGCATCGCTAAGTTGAGCGATCGCCGCACTTCCTCTAAGCTGTCCGAGTGTAACACGCGCTCCTTCTTCATGGTTTTGATCTCCTGATGTACGTTTAAGGTGAGACACAAGGAACAGTGCTATACCTGTACGCTCAACAAGAGAACGTAGGCGCGTCATTGTAGTGTCAATCATGCGCCGTTCGTCACCATCTAATCCACTGAGTAGGATCGAGAGGTGATCAAGGAAGATGACTTTGGTGTCAAGTCCTGAGGCGAGGTATTCGATTCGGTTGTAAATAATGTCAGGGTCAAAGCTGCCAAAACCGTCAAACAAATACAAGTCCCACTTTGCAAGAGTATCCTCGTAAGCTTCGGTGAGCGTCTTCCTGTCATGTTCTCCAAGGTGTAGTGATTTGCCCACATGGGCGGACATAAGTCCTAAAGCTGTACGACGGTTGGATTCTTCCAACGCCAAGTAACCGACCCGTTCTCCTTTTGAAAGAAGGTGAGTTGCAAGTTCACGACAGAATGAGGATTTACCGATACCAGATCCTGCAGTGATTGTGACAAGCTCTCCATACCTGATCCCGTGAAGCTTTGATTGTAATCCTTGAAATGGGTAGTCATGATCAGCAGCAGGTGAAGGTGTGGTGACAAGTTCTAGGAGTGATTTTCCATCGACGATGCCGTCTGGACGGTAAGGTTTTGCGTCCCATATAGCTCGACAAACCGCTTCAGAGTCATGGGCAGATATGGCGTCTGACGCATCTTTATAGTCGCCCAATAGGTTAGCGATCTTGACCTTGCCAGGTGGTAAGACGCTTGCCGATTCCTCCGCTGCCTTACGGCCCGCGTCGTCATTGTCGAAGAACAGGACAATCTCTTCATAGCCCTGTAACCATTGTAGGTTCTTCTGGATGGCTTTTCGTGCACCTGCTGCACCGGATGGGAGTGATACCATCGGCCAACCTGGCATCGCCTCCTGACCGCTTGCCGCGTCAAGTTCTCCCTCGTAAATGACAACCCTTTTACCACTGGTAGGAAAAAGGTGTTGACCAAAGAAAGTTCCAGGGGAATTGCCTTCATAGGTAAACTGTTTGTCTTTTGTTTTTATCTTAGCGCCAACTACGACACCAGACTCGTCATGATAGTAAAAGCGTAGCTTAGCACCATCACGGTAGATCTTATACTTCTCGCATACCTTTTGTGAAAGGTTGCGTTTATGCAGCCGTTCGGCTGAACCTAGTATTTGCACACGTTTTGATTGATGAATGTGTAAAGAAGGTTCGCCATCACCGTGTGTATAGTGATGGCAAACGAAACAATACTCGTGACCATCTGAGTAAATACTATTACCATCAGATGATCCACAATTGTCACACGCTGAGTGCCTTACGAACTCGCTCTCTGACTGCTGCATACTCTTTTGCTTGTGCCTCGTGGTATTCAAGCCAACTATCTATTGCTCGATAAAAACCTTCAATTACGTTCTCTGTTATCCGTGGATCATCATACTGAATGTCAGCGATAATGTCACCAAATTGTTCTGCGTAAAAATCAGCTGTACCGTAAGTCATAATAACCATTGGAGTGGAATGTTGTGGAATGATGTCCACGGTATGTCATGGCGTTCGCACCATTTAGCGTATGTAGTTTTAGATTTCTTGCTGATTGTATTGAATGGAGCTTGGAATACCATACGAAGATCTAGTTCAGGATTGAGCGTTTTAACCGCCTTAATCTTTCTCCGATCATCAGCATCCCAGTAACCTTTGCATTCAAGCACAACACCATTGGGTAAAATAAAATCAGGTGTATAAATATGCTCAATAACGTAGGGAACTTTGGTTGTTTCGTATTCATATTTTACTCCAAGCTCGACAAGTAAATCAGCAACCTTCTCCTCAAGCTTGGAGCGGAATGCCATTAGAAATCGTCCTCATCATCAGCAGCAGGCGTCACATTAGGCTCGCCAGCCTTGAAGCCTTCAGTCTTGCCAAACAATGCGGCAACGTCATCAGCATTCATGTCGCCGGTATCTACACCAGCTCCTGCATTGAGAGACACCAATTGTACACCAACCAGTTTAAGGCTTGTTCCGTACGTGACTCCATCACGGAGGATGTATGGTTTCTGATAGAACGCAATCTTAACGCGACTACCAGCATACATGGGTGTATCTTCGTCCGTGATATGTGTACCTTCGGTGTCAACGACGGGTGGACGGGTTTCTTCATTCCAAGAGAACTTGACTTTGTATTGTCCCTCAGACACTTCTTCCCAAGGCTCAGGCTTGAGAGTAGAACGCTTAGGGTTCTTCAGTTTGCTTTGTGCCCATTGCAGTGACTCTTCACGGTCAGCTTCAAGAGCATCAATGATGTCCTCACCAACCAGTGCGGCAAGGGAATAACCGAACTTGCTCGGTTTCAGCACAGCTTGATAACCTTCAAGGACAACAGGCTGTTCAGTTTTGTGGATAGTACGTGCCATTAACAGAAAAAGTAGGTAGATTCAATCACGGATTCTGGTT